GTCGGCGAAAACGGGCCGGAGATATTCTCCCCCGACCTGTCCGGCAAAATTATCTCGAACGACAATCTCACTGGCAGCCGGATTGAGGCCCACTTCCACCAGATGTATCAATTCGAGGGTGTCGCGATCACCCAGGATGAATTCGTCTCCGGGTTGAATGCATCTCAGCAGTCCACTTTGGCGAAAATCCATGAGATGGGCCGGCGTTCGTCGGGGCGAGCATGAGCGATTTCGAATGGCCCGAAGCCATCCCGTTCCGGGTGCAGTTCTATCTGCAGCCTTACACGAGCCGCAGCCAGAGCCCATGGACGCGGGCGACCAAGATCTATGGCCTGTCCCAGCCCATCTGGGTTGCTCGCCTCACCGTACGGACGGGCTATAATGGAGAGGATGGGGTCAGCGCATGGGGTGGCGTTATGGACGCCTTCCTGGCCGACATGGAAGGCGGTGCGAACCGTGTAGCCCTGTGGGATTTTCGGCGCCCCTTCCCCGTTGGGCTCCGCCGCTACTATCGCCAGTTCGCCGGCATCCGCTATCCATTCCTGAACGGCGAAGAATTTTCGATGGGCGAGCGGTTCATCATCCCGTCGGAAGCCGAGCCCACCAACGAGGCGGCCGAGGCGGGCGCCACTCAGATGACGTTCGTCGGATTGAAGCCCGGGGAGAGGGTCTTTCAGACGGGGGATTATGTCGGCGGTGACGGGCGCCCGCACATTATTCTGGCGCCGGGCGCAACCGTCGGTGATGACGGCAAAGCGACCATCGCGTTCAAGCCGCCGCTCGTCGCGGATGTTGAGGCCGGGGCGGCCAAGACAATGCAGCCGCCCGGCTGGTTCCGCCTCGTCTCTGATGACGCTGGCGCGAATGAGACGGACGTCGGGGAAATGACCACTTACACTCTAGACTTTACCGAGGACCCCTGGTGGTAGATCCGATCCGTCCTCTCGATCCGGCGCTATCCGCCGAGATTGCGAAGCCAGTCGTTCGCCCGTTCATGGCGATTAATATCGCATTCCCTGACCCCGTCTATATTTGGACCGGGCTGGGCACCATCAGCTTCGCCGATTATGATGAATGGATCGGAATCGGCGGTGTCAATGCAAGCGGCAAGCCTGTCGCGATCGGATCGATTGATACGATCGGCGAGGGCACGGATGGTTCCGCAACGGGGATCAAATGCACCCTCGTCGGCATTCCGCCCGAGCATCGTGATCATCTCGTCGACCAGGCGCTAAGAGGATGCATCTGGCAGGTCTATGTCGGAGCTCTGAATGAGACCTATCAGTACGTCCAAGCCTATAAGCTTCTGACGAAAGCCAAACTCGATACGTTCCAGATCGTGGACAATGGCAATGATCTCAGCTGCATCGTCACCGGCGAAAGCCGCATGATTGATCAGCGTCGCCCGGCCATCAAGCGCTACAGCGACAATTATCAGCAGGCGAAATATCCTGGTGATCGGTTCTTCGAGTATATGCCGAAGATGGTGGATATTCCGGTGCTATGGGCGAAGGCGAACCAAGACAGCACCTTGTGAACGAGCCCGACTGGCCGGATCACTGCGGGGATCGCTGGCGCGCTCACGTGCTGCGGGAGACCAGCTTCGATATCTGCTCCATCCTCGGGGCGTCGCCGCGGCGCCCGCGCGACTGGGTAGCGCTGATGCGAAGGGTCAATGCACGATGCATGTCGGACGTGGTCAGCGCGATCCACGGGAAGACTATTCCGATCCGACAGGCCAGACGTGGAGATATCGTCAGGGTCGGGTGGGCGATCGGAATTTGCCGAGGCGACCTGGCGGAATTCTATGGTGGCCAGACGGCGGCGATGCGGGATGTTGATGAGGCTTGGAGACTGAATGCCGGATCTAATGCCCTGCATCCTGCAGGGCAGAATTGAGATCGGCCATGGCATCATTGGCCGCTTGATTGAGATCGCCCTGCATCTGTTCTTCGGGCACAGTCGGCACCGCCTGCATTTGGGCAATTGCATGGTGCATCGTGATCGCCACGATCGCCCAAGCAACGAGGGCGAACATCACATTGCCAATGAAGACGCCTAGCGCGATTTTTCCTACCGACCGCATCGCTCAATCCTTTGAAGCTCGTAAGGTGGCTAGTGGGAATGCCGCTAGAGGCAACTCTCCGTATCCCTTCTGATTTTGCCGGAGTAGCCGCCTGCGGCACGAACCTCGAGGCTGCGCATCGGGCCGTCGATTATCTCGTAATCCACCATTGAGCGGCCCGCATAGCTCACCATCACGCGGGTACGGCCGTCCGCCTGAGGGATGACTGAGGGCTGGGTGAGCCAACTCAATCGATTCGCGATGCAGGCAGCGATTTCAGCGGCCGGCTTGTTGCTTTGGTAGGTTTGAACCGGCGGCCTTTCGCCAATTTTGCCCGTGGATGCAGCGCATCCGGCCAAGCCGATCGCCGCGAGCAACAACAGTTTTTTCGCCACACCCCGTCTCCCTTGCGTGACGATCATCTTATAGGAGGCGGCGCTGGGCAAGATAGTGAAGGCGGTTGCGCTTCTGGCTGTTGTCGTGGCCGTTGCGATCGCGGCGCCTTATCTGGCGCCGGCCTTCGTTCATGCATTTGCGGCGATCGGCATCGCCATCTCCACGGTCACCGCCACGACGATCGCGGCCGCTACGCTGATGACTGTGGCGAGCATCGCCATCATGGTCCTCAGCCCAAAGCCGGGGACCGGTGGCGCCCAGCCGACTGACGTGCGTCAGTCGATCTCTGATAGCCAGATCGTCATTGGCAAATGCCGAATGGGCGCCAAGCTGACGTTCTTTCACCCTGACGGGAAGAAGTTTCGCTATTTCGTTTGGACGGTCGCCGGGCACCGCGTCCATGGCCTGACCAAGTGGTATCTGAATGACCAGACCGTCACGGTGAACCCTACGACGGGATTGGTGACGAGCGGGGACTACGCCGGGAATGCTTGGCTCTGGTTCGAGCGCGGCGACCATGATGCCGAGGCCAATGCGACGTTCGTAGCCGAGTGCGGAGGCAAGTGGACAACCGATCACCGCGGCCGGGGCGTTGCGAAGATTTATGCCAAGTTCCAGATGACCAATGACGTGGTGCAGGCAGGGATGCCGAACATCACATGCGAGGTCGAAGGGTCGGACGAGATCTACGATCCACGCACGGACACGACCGGCTATACCAACAATGCCATCCTCGCTTTCTACTGGTGGATGGGCCTTGCCCGCCCGGAAGGTGGATTCGGCTGCTACGATGACGAGATCGACTGGGATTGGGTAAGCGCCCAAGCGAACGTCTGCGACGAGGATGTACCACTGAAGGCGGGCGGCACCGAGAAGCGATATGCTCTCGACGGATTCATGACGACGGGTGCCGATCCAAGCTCAGTTCGCGACGTTCTGGTGCAGAACATGGCCGGCCGGTTCACCTACTCCGGTGGCCTGATGCTCTGCCGACCCGGATATTGGGTGCCCGTCTCATCCACTCTGGGTGAGGACGATCTCGTCGCCGGCATTCAATACGATCTTCTCACGCCAGGAGATCAGCGGCAGACCGAGGTCGACGCGACATGGCTCGACCCGGACGATATGTACCAACAGGACGACCTTCCGGCTCGCTCCCTCGCATCGGCCGACGTTGCCCAGGTTTCGCTTGATCTCCCATTCGTCAAATCGCGGGCCCGTGGCGAACGGATCCAGAAAATCAAGCTGCTGCAGGGTGGGTCTGAGAAGAAGATCACCTGGCCGATGAATATCAACGGCCTTGGCATTGGCCCGATGGATACGGTCAGGTGCGACACCTCCCGTTACGGCCTGAGCAATTACGCATTCACGGTGACAAATTGGGCGCTCAGTCAGGATTTCTCCATCGCGATATCCTTGCAGGAAGAAAACGAGGATATGTATGCGTGGGACCCGGACACAGACGAAACAGACGCCGCGATCGTGGACGACATCGGCCGGGTAGAGCCCGGCACCGGCCCCGAGGATCCGGAGCCGGGTTCATGGGCCTTGAGCTCCACGACGAACCCGCCCACGATCGTCGTGACAGGTGCGGTCGATCAGGACGACGTTACCGACGTCATCTTCGAGTATCGGGTCCACGGCCTCACGACATGGACGGACGCTGGGATAGGCGACGTCAACACCACGAAACGGACTATCGGGCCCATTGCGCTCGACACGGCCTATGACGTCGCAGTGAGCTATAGGGACGAGGACGGGACATCCGGGCGCCTCCAACTGGGCCCGATCACTGTGTCGAGCGCAGGGATAGCCCCTGCGCCAGATACGATGCTTACGGCCACTGGCTCGGCCGGCTCCGCGGCGATCGCGTGGCGAAACAGCGCCAGCGGCAATTACGGCTGGTCTACCGTCTTTCGCGGGACAACGAACGTCTTCGGCAGCGCGAGCGATATCAGTGGCCATGTCGTGGGAGGTCTGGGTCAGGTGCAGCAGATCACCGACACGATCGCGGCCGGAACCTATTACTACTGGGTCCAGGCGTTCGCAGCGGATGGAACGCCGGCGGCACCGACCGGCCCGCAGATGGCGACCGTCACATGACTGTGAAACCGAATGTTGCCGGCGGAGCGATCATGTCGGGCGGCAAGATCGCGCCTTTCGTGGCCGATGCGGGCCCCAAGGGTGATTCAGTCACCGGACACGACGGGCTGGACGGCTGGACGCCGGTTCTCGCTGGCGAAGCCGATGGCACGCGGACACTAATCAAGGTCGCCGATTGGACCGGAGGTGAAGGCGTCAAGCCCGCGACCGGCATGTACATCGGCACCACGGGATACGTTTCGACCAAGGCGGCGGCCTTCAACTTCAATGCAGCAAAACGGGTCATCACCGCCTCGGGCGTCACCAATGCCCAAGGCGTCGCGACAATCGACTTCTCTGCCATGGCCTTTGCCGCCCCGCCGAATGTCGTTCCCCTACCCGCCACCACACCGACGCTGTCCGGCCCGACCAGATCCGCCGTCTCGGCCATCACAAAAACCGGCTGCACCGTCACCGTGCAGCAGCAGGCCATCCTGACCGGCCTGCTCAGCTTCCTCGTTGGCGCAACAGCCAACGTCCTCGTGATCGAAACCTAACTCCCACTCTCGGAGACATCGATGGCCGATATCGCCTCCATCCTTGTGGATGGACAAGATCCCTCCATGCCTGCGCTGCGGCAGTGGCTGCAGGCGCTTTATGCGATTGCGGTAGCGGGAGGCACGGGGGTCGGGAGCTATGCGGCGGCATCCATGCTGCCACCTACCCCAGGTGACGAAGATGCCAAAATCGCTGTGGTCACGGACGACGGCGCCAATACCGGATGGTGGCTCTATTCGGGCGGCGCATGGGCTTATGCGACGGCGCTGAATGCGGCGTTCAAGGGGGCGCCGGGCACCAACGGACTCCTTGCCGCCGCCTCCAACTCGCAACTCGACGCGGGCTCGGACAACACCGTCACCGTGACCCCGGCTGGACTGACGCATCTCGGGCTCACCTCACTGTTCATAGCGTCGGTTCAGACGGCCATCGCATCGCTCACCCAGACGACGACGCAGCAGATCGGTCGCTCTGTCGACCCGGTGTCCGGCCCGTCCAACGCTGCGGTCAACACCTTCGTCTTTCTCGATCCCGTCACCGTGCCGAGCGGCGGTCAGACGGTCCTGTCGAGCCTCAAGTTCTACGCGAACGCGACGGGCAACATCACTCTGGCGCGCGGCACGTACAACACCGGGACCGGGGCGTTCACGCCGACCGCTATCTCGACGGTGGCGATTGGCTCGACGGGCCTGAAAACCCTCACCGCTGCGGATTATGGCAGCACGTTCGCGACGGCCGGCAATAACGAGCGGTTCGCGATCTACAACGCGACGGCCGGCATCTTCACCTTCAACAATGCCAGCACGTCGGACGGCACGGGCTATGCGCAGGGCTCTGGCGCTCCCGTCGTCGGCACGGCCAAGACGATGACGCCGCTGACCAGCAATGTGCGGTTCGAGGTGCAATGGAATTTTACGGCTACGTCGCAGCCGGTCACCGCGTCTGCCTTCACTGCGATGCAATCGCTAGTCGCCGCTCTTAACACCTCCGTCTCGGCCAACTCGCTTGCGCTGGCCACCATCGCGCCGTCCTTCATCGGCAACGTCACGATGGCGCAGGCGAAGGCAACGACTCCTGCCGCCAAGGGCGCGACCGCGTTCCTGACGGATTATATCTTCAATGGCGTGACTGGCGCCCCGATCTGGTGGGATGGCGCTCGTTGGCGCTTCCAGAATGGCAACGAGACGGTGCCGTTCGACGTGGCAGCGTTCGGGGATTCCATCACCTATGGCGTCAACGCCAGCACGCCCGCGAAGAATTGGGCGAGCCTCGTCACCCAGGATCTTGGCGCGACGCTCTCCAATCAGGGTATCGCCGGCACCGTTCTGCAGAACAGCAACGGATCGGGCGGAACGCCTCTGGCCAACAATGGTCGCGACCGGTTCGTCTCGGCCTTGCTCGGCGCCAATCGCAAGGCACGGGTGATCATCGCATATGGCTTCAACGATGCCCGCTACACCGGCGCTCCGGCCACGTTCAATGTCGCCAACTATCAGAACGACTACTTGGAAACGGTGTCTGGCCTGATTTGTGGTGGCGTTGCTGCCGACGCTATCGAGATCGTCGCACCCTATTATATCACGGACGCCGGCCTCACCTCAGGCTCGACCGGCTTCACCGGACAGACGCGTTCTGGTTTCGAAGCGTTCGTCACTGCGGCCTTGGCCGTTGCGATGGAAATGGGCACAAAGTACGTCCCGGCCTATACGTGGCTGCGTGATAATGGCTACGCCGCGACGATCGATCCTGCCGACAACATCCATCCGCTGGATGCCGGTCATGCGTTGATCCGTCAGTGCATCGAGACGCAGGTCTACACGCCGAACACCGCGCGCAAGCCCGCCACCCTCTCGGTTAGCAGCTCCGCCTCCGGGCAACTCGATATCTCCTGGGCGGCGGTGCCGAACGCTGCGAGCTACGATGTCCAGTACGGCGTCGATGGCACGTTCAGCTTCCCGAACACCGCGAACGTCAGCACCACGACCAAATCGTTCACCGGGCTTTCGGCTGGCTATTATCGCGTTCGCGTCCGGGCGAATTTCGCCGATGGCAGCGTGTCGCCTTGGCGTTTCGCATCCAGCGGCGTCTATTCGTACCCGATCACCGTCGTCGGCCAGACCGCGAGCTTTGCGGGTGTGGCGGACAATACCGATCTCTCGGCGACGACGCCGACGAGCGGCGCGTGGTCGAAGAACGCCTATTCGACCGGCGTTGCGACGATGAGTGCTGGCGCCGTTCGGGGGCCTTCGACGAACAGCCAATTGGCGATCTACCACCTCGCCACTCAGGCGATGAGCACGCACACCGTTTTCTCCGAGGCGACCGTCTACGACCGGGGCAATTATACCCTCGGGCAGGTCGCCATGGGTCCGATTGTGCGTTCGGATCCTGCCGCACAGAACTATCTCTGCGCCTATTATAACGGACAGAGCATCCGGCTGTTCAAGTGCATCGGCGGCACGCTGACGCAGCTTGGCTCAACCTACACGGTCACGCTCGACAATTCTCCGCATGCAATCAGGATCGAGGCCGCATCTGGTGCGCAACGCATCCTGCTCGACGGCGCAGTCATCATCACGGCGACCGAGTCCGAATCCAACCTGACCGCGCTCGGGACAGGGCTTGGCATCCGCTTGCAGTCTGCCGGCGACAATTGGGGAACCGGCAACGCCAAGGCGCCCGTCATCTCGGCGGTGAGCGTCGGATATTATGGGTGATCGCCCGCTCAACCCCCACACCCCGCGCCACCACCAAGGGAGAATGAGAATGGACGAACTCAAGAAGCTGATCGCCGAACTCAAGGCCAAGCTGGCCGAGATCGAGGCGCATGTGCATGGCGGTGTGACCGCGCAGGACACCGGCTCTGACGGCCCCGGCCCGAAGAACCCGCCTGCGAACCCGCACGGCTGATGAGCGTCGTCGCTGCCCTTCTGCTGTGGCTGGCGGGCAATCCCTCGCCTGTCGTGCAACCGCAGTCGGGCAGCGATGGCCCCGCACCCATGATGCAGGTCGATCATGCTGGATAGCATCGGCGAATTCCTCAGGCTCTACGCGTGGATCGCGCTGCCGGTCTTCATGGCGGGCCTGCTCGCCCATCGCCTGCGCCACAACCATGACGGCCTTGTCTCGCTGCTGCCGCTGATCCTCATCTGGATCTTCGGCCGGCTGTTCACGATCACGCTGGGCACGTCGGATTCCTGGCCGCTGCGGGCCGGTGTGGATGCGCTCGGCTCGCTGGTCTTCCTGTTCCTTGCCATTGAGATTGGCCCGCGCCGCCCGATGGCGGTGATCTCCTTCCTCCTCGCGATCGAGGTGGCCGCGCACGCCGCTTATGGCTGGCACCTCGACCACCACGATTACAGCAAGCCGCTCCACCGGCTCTATTACTGGTCCATCTTCACGATTGCCTGGGGGCAGGCCTTCGTCTCGGCAAAATGGGGAGGGTCGCGTGGTAAGCGACAGAGCGTTGCTGACGTTCATCATCGTCATGTTCGTGATCTCGATCGTGCTGGCGGCCTGCGCCTGGCAGATCGCTTCTTCTCCGTACGAGGCCGAGGATGAGCACCAGCCAGATTAGCGCGAAGATCACCGCGATCAGCACCACGCTCTCGCCATACCCCGCCAGCTTCAATGGCAACCCGTGGCTCTATGGGATGTCGCTGGCCTCGATCATGACCATCACTATGTTCGTGGCGGTCATCTGGGGGTGGATGATCCGCGATATCTGGCGGGATCGCTTCATCGATCACCCGACGACGCCGGCCTTCCTGTTCCGGCTGATGGTCGCGATCATCGCCTTCACCGCCTTCATCCGATGCCTGCCCGAAGTCGCCTACATGACCTGCTATGGCGAG